TCTTCCAGCTCTGCAACTGTTTTCATAAAACTCATACAGTAACCTCCGAAACCTTATCCCGTAATTCCACGTTGAAGAGCATATCCGCTTTGTCGCTCAATGCAGGAGAATGTGTTACCAGAAGTATCTGGAGATTCAACGCATGGGACAACTCAGAAAGCACATCGGAGAAACGTGGTTGCAGATTACGGGAGATGTATTTCCCACTTTCATCAAGCAACAAAGTGTTTACGCTCGTAGACAGAGACCAGATGGCAAGGCGCAAAGCTATGGTTGCCACGTCCACCACACCACCACCATCGGATGACATGATATCCACTTCTTTATCGTCTTTGTAGAAGTGCAACGTAGCTTCACTCTTGTTGCGTCGTATGACGAATTCCAACTTGAAAGTATAATCAGGGAACACCGAAGCCATAACTTTGTTCACTATGTCCTCGATACGAAACACCATCTGGGACTGTGTTTCCATAGCTACGGCTTGGATGACTTTCTGCGCTTCGATGATAGACACTATGCGTTCCGCAAGGGCTGTCTTTTTATCGTTCGCACCGTCCAACTGCTTCTGGAGCAATTCCCGTTCCCCGAGCTTCTTCTGGATATATTCTCGGTACGGTGTTATCCTCACACCATCCTCCAATCCGTGAGACCTTTTAATTCCTCGAAGAGTTTGTCTATAGAGGCATCGGTCTCAGCTACATCTGCTTCCTTTTCTTTGAGGAGAGCTTCCACTTCTTTCTTGGTAGAGACACCGTACTTAGTCTGCCATGTGGCTTCTATGGATTCAATGGCCCCGATAGCTTTGGACTGCTTAGCTTGCAGACTGGTAACCTTACCTTTGAGAGATTCAAATTCACTCGTTGTCATTACATACCTCCAAGAACACCGGCAAGGAATTTAACTGCCATGAGCAGAAAACCAGCAGACATAGCCATAGATGCCAGAAGCCCACAACTAATAATCACCATAAATGCAAACGTAACTGCCTTTTCCATACTGTTACTCCTCATCTCGAATTTCGTCTAGGATATGTTCCACATCAAGAGGAACTTTCATCTTCTCCACATACTTCTTGAGGTTTTCCACGAAGTCAAGTGTAAGCTCTACACCCTCTTTGGTGAACACCTCTATGATAGAGTCTATAGTATCATCTTTCTTCCGCTTTGTCAAGTGGTCTGTAGAGACAAGTGATGGATCATGGAAGATGGGAAGGAATTCGATGGAACCGCCCTTTACACGATACATAGGGCGCGTATCGGTCTGGACAGTAACATCAACACGGGTTCCTGTATCTACAAGCCATACGCCGAGTTTGCTGTCCTTTTCCCTTACAGTCTGGGCGGTGAGGCAACCAGAGGATACAACGTGCTGGCTACCGATGACGGTATGAGACGGCGTGTGGTTATCCCCTACGAATATCCACGGCGTATTGTACTTCTGGCAAAGCTCATCTGCTGTAGTGGCACGAGCCTCAAAGGGAACATCATCTTCCGTAGGAAACGATAACGTGTGCACAAGAGTTACATCCTCGTCGATAGGAGCACTATGCTCGAAGCGGCCGTCGATAAGGAACTCATCCGCTTCGTAATAACGAATCTTCCCACTGTTGTCGTGTGCTATAGCTTTGATGATGCCTATGGAGGACATATCCACGTTGGCTTCTCGATGGTATTGTTTCTCATGGTTCCCCGAGATAAAATGTGCCGTACCGAGTAGAGGCTGTAGAGACGTAAGGAGGATAGAGACACACTCAGGAGGAACACGAGGAACGTCGAAAGTATCTCCTGTGAAAGCTATATCTGCTTCATAGGTATTGGCAAGGTCTACCACTTCACAAAGACGAGCGTACTGGAAATCCATCCATTCGGCTTCCGTCTCTTTACGACACACAGGAACATCTGGACGTATGTGCTGATCACCTGTAACTATGTATTTCATTTAGAACACCACCTTGTCTTTACAGATACGATTACCACATGTAGGGCAGATACTCACCAGAGCGAGTTCTGATTCAAGTGGGATAAGTGCTTTGGTGGATTCTTTGTAGACACCTTCCATAGAACCATATTCCTCCAGAGAGGATCCTATATCCCACGTTTCATCGGACACCAGCTTCTTGACATCCCGTAGTTTATCTATCTTCTTGAACAATTTGAGAGACTGTTCCACGACACCCTCCAGAGAACGATCTTTGGTGTAATCACTGTACTGTCCAAGGCTACCACGGATATCACTAGCGATGAGGCCCTGCTTTGCATTGTGTGCCGAGTAGAGGGAAATCTTCTCACAAAGTTCCACGGCTTTATCAGTACACGAATAGAGTTTGAGATTCCCCTGAGCAGTATCCCACGCATCTACACTGTCTGTCATGGAGTGTGCTTCAGCTTCCTTTGCTCCGAGGACAATTTCCATTTCCTCTATCCGCTTGGAGAGCTTGTCTGCTTTTCCCACCCACGACAATGTATCCATCGCATCCGTAGTACGCTTGATGATCTCTTCAGTAGCCGTAGCATCTTGCACACACTTCTTCCGCTTGGATTCCACGGATACCTGATAACGGTCAGCCTCTTCGAGGTTCACCACTTTGTTCATATACCGTGCAACTTCACCTGATGATTCACTCAGGAGGAATGGTGCTTCGAGCTGAACTTGGTAATTGATATCCGAGAAGTTGAGAGCTGTCTGCACTTCGGCAGGAACATCCGAACCCACGGCCTCTAGGACTTTACCGTTGATGATATAGGCGTTTATGGTATTGCCACGGACACGCTCCACGACGGTATCATCATCCATAGTGAGGATGACACGAGTATCGTCCGTTTGCTTGTCTTTGCTATTCAAAGCCCACCAGCTCACGTAAGAACTACCAGTGGGACGATTGGTAATCACCCACTCAATAGCTCTCTGGATGGCAGACTTACCATGACCAGAGGTTCCCGTGAACACATTCAACCCTTTGTCCAATTCAAGGTACGTGTGTTTATGTGACTGGTAATTGAATATCTCTACGCTCTTGATCATAGTGTATGCTCCTTATTCCGGCAGTTCAAATGGTCTCCAATTAGTGATAATTACCCGTGGCACATATAGCACTATTTGTAGCTTAGATTCCATATCCAAGATGTCATAAACATCCCTGATAGGGTTGTCTCGAAGTATGCCGGTTCTTCCAGAAGTACTTTCACCATCTTCATTATAGGCAACATAAGAAACGAAATACTTTCGTGCAGGTGCTTCTTCTATTTCCTGCCATACCTTTTTCTCATTCCCTACACGCATACATTCCAGAAAATGATTTGCATTGGGGCAGTTATCATAATCATTAAAAGCACAATCAACACAGATTTCGTCTTCTTTTCTATCAGAATGAACTAGTTCATACTGCTTTCTATCTACCGTAATCATACTTCTTCCTCCTTCAGGAATAATGCCAGAGAAACTGCCAGCGGAGCCAAGATATCTATGAACAATGATGCCATCAAAGACAGCAAGAATTGCACCATAGGGGCAGGGACACCGAACAGCTCTTCCATGATATCGTAGAAGCTCTTGGCAACTACGACCACTTCATCACCCATAATACCCACACGCTTCGCAACGACGCCATTCAGTTCTGCTGTCTTGGTCTGGATAAACTTCTCTGCTTCACTAATTGACCAAGACAGCGCGTTGTAATCTTTCCTGTTCTCATCCCGTTTCTCTACCGTGTCATAAGCACTTATCAATTTATTGTATCGAGCAAGGGACACAGATTTGTCGTCTATCAATTTCTGTATATTGACCATCTGTTCCTCATACTGCTTTAATAGCGCGGTATTGGTGGAGAGCTTCCTGTCCACCGTTGATTTCTGCACGAATGATTCCTTCTGTGCATTGTACATTCCTATGGTTGTACTGCTCATGGAAAAGGCAGTTACGACGAACCACAGGATCCCGATAGTGATGGCAAGCATGTGTTGCCCTCTTTTCCAAAACAACACCAGAGTACCGAACGCCGCCAGCATAAACAAGGACATGATCGTCGAAAGGGAGAACGCCCAGAAGAGTGGATAGCTCTCCAAGAGGTAATTTGAGGTATTCCTCACGCTCACCGCTGATGCAACTACAGAGATTATACCAAATACAACACGCAATGTCAATATCTGTTTACCGTCTTTGTGTGGCATTTCTTTCTTTTTCCTGCGTTTTGGCACCGTTTCTGCTTTCACTATACTGTAAGAATGTCCATTTTTGTAGATCAGCTTTTCTTCCAGCATCTCCCTGAGCACAAGAGATAGCTGACGGACGTTCGTTTCCCAAAGAGCGGATTGGATTTCAGCTTTGGTTGCATCCTGTTTTGAGAGTAAATCCAGTATCCGTACTTTCATATCGTTTTCGGTCATCAACTATCTCCTGTTATTCTTACCAAGGCTTAAAGGTTTTGCAATTCGTATAAGGGAAAACCGTCTCTGCAATCAGAGCGTAAGACTCGTAGACTGGTGCTATCTTCCTGTATCTAAGTATATCATGGTGAAAATTATGACACAAGCGGCACAACACCAGAAGGTCAGCAGAATCCTCATGACCAGCACGTTCGTAAGTGATATGGTGCACTCCAAAGGCAAGTACTCTCTTCCACTTCTTCAAACGCACTAGCCACTTCCACCTACGCCTACCACATATAGCACACATGCACTCTTTGTTGTCCAATATCTCTGACGATTTCCTTTTCCACACTACAGAGGCTTCATATTCTTTGATGCTACTGCAATGCTCTAATTCAGTTATCTTGGGCTTTCGCGCCGCCACTCAAAGATTCTCGGCGGCATAGATATACTTGTCTATATATCGTTCAAGTAACCGTCCTGACTGTGTGCTATAGTTATGAAGTTCTACTTCCCCTTTGATGTGAATGAGATCACGCTTCATCGTGTCAATCAACGGTTGCAGGACAGTCTTATCTTCATAGTAGGTTTCGTCCTCATCTATGTAGGTGCCTATTTTCTGCTTGTGCTTCATGCTAATCCTCCTCAGTATATTTAGCGGGACGCTTGACAGCTATGCTATCTTCAATCTCATTCCACTTGTCTATACACCGTTTACGCAATTCTTTACGATGACCGTTTTCAGGGATGAACTTGATCAGCTCGTCTCGCGTCATAGGTTTACCCTCATCCCATTCACCCGTTACGTCTCCAGACTTAGACTTCTTCAAATCTCCCGTAGGTGTGCGGAAGTCAAAGAGGAAGTCTATTTCATCTGCCATCGAATCCACACCATATGTGAAATGAATCGTAACGTATGTTTTCCTGAATGGGAACGGATGCCTTGTTTTCTCTGCGGTAGCCTCTATCACTACACTCACTACACGGTCTTTGATCTCATCCTTCTGTTTGAGCTTACTACGGAGACGAACAGTTTCATAGAAGGTTACTGCTTCTCCACCAGAGACAGTAAACTTCGGGCCATATAGTCCGGCGTTCACGTTCGTGCGCTCCTGAGACACTATGTACAAAAGAGCGTTTTTTTCTACAAGGCGTGCAGTAAGGCCACGGAAGAACTCCTGTGAAAGGAACTTAGCCTGTCCCATACCGTAGGTGCCATCTTTGAATTCCTTATCTTTGTCATATGCACTTCGACGTTCATCTTTACGCTTCTCCGTATCCAGAGAGGAAAGCGAGTCAAGCGAGTCAAGCACATAGATGCCGACTTCACCTTCCTCTGGTTTCAGGGTGTCTAACCAGCGGTTCAGATCCCAATCCCAATCTTCGGCAGTAACCACGGGACGGTCTCCTTTCTTGGGAGGAGGGAACATATCAAATCCATACAGAGATACAGAGTCAATTGTATTACCGTTTTCAGGATCACAGTAACGCCATTTGAACTTGTCTCCGAACTTGTGATAGTTAGCGGCGATAAGTTCTGTTGCCTTAAAGGACTTTGATGCACCTGAAGGCCCATGATCACGCGCCACGCCGACTGGGAAACCCATCCCATATCCAGTCTTTGTGCCTCCACCTACCACAAGATCCAAAAGAGTATGCCCTGTAGTGAAATAAATCGGTTTCTTTTCTTCTGTAACTTCTTTCTTAGCCAATTGTGTTCTCCTCATTTGCTTCAACTGATTGTCTGTCATATAAATATGCCAGAGGAATTACCCTCTGGCACTGTACCTCACTTATGCACGACTGGCTTTAGCACAGTTGCGATAACGGGCGATAGGACAAGCATCACAGTCATCATCGAAGAGACCATTGTCCTTTCCAAACGTATGACCGGAACCACAGGTGAAGTCATCATCTGCTTTGGCTTTCGGGGCTTTAGCAGGAGGGGCTTCGTCTTCCTCGTCGTCTTCTACTACAGCTTTCTTAGCCGGTTTCTTGACGGGAGGAGCATCTTCATCATCGTCTTCTTCCACAGGAGCTTTGGCAGGTTTCTTTACCGGTGCTTCTTCATCTTCTTCCTCGGTAGCATCCTCACCCATGAACGCGGCTTCGATTTCTTCGTAGGATGCCAGCTTGATGCACGTATCGAGCGGGATGACATCGGCGAGAAGCGGTGTGACAGATTCTTTCCGTTTGAGGAAGGAAATATTTGATGCCTGAATGAACTTGTTACCGCCGAAGGTTTCTTCCGAACCAGAAATCTTCACCGTGCGTCCACCCTTTCCGGTATCTGCAAAGAAGGTGTAACCAACATACACATCATCCCGTTCATCTTCGGCAAGAGCTTCCTGTGCATCCTTTTCCACGAGAGCATCAGCATCGGCAGATTCAAGGGGCTTCTGGAAGTACTTCACGTTGCTCTCGAAAATCTGCACACCCTTGTCACGGTTCATGATGTCCACGACGTTGTAGTACACTTTTCGTTTCGGGAAGAGCTTGTCGGCAGTTTCCTGATCACCGCTTTCTTTAGCGGCGGCAGATGCTTCACAGATAGGACACGGCTTGTTGTAATTCTTGTTGGGGCAGATGAACTTCGCTTTCGACGGCCCGACAAAATCATGGATATAGAGGATGATATTGTAATCGGGATCGCCCTTCTTGAGAGCACCGGAAAGCACGAGCGGGTGCATCTTGGAGGATGCTTCATAAGGGAGGATTTCAATTTTGTTGGAACCCTTTACGAGCTTGAAAGTCTCTGGCACTTTTGAGAGTCCCGAAAAATCGAGAGCTGAAAAACCTTTACCACCACTCTTAACACTTCTGCGTTTTGAAAAATCCATACGTTGTACCCCTTATTCCTCTGTTCCATTCTTGAGTCTATCACGTGAAGTATCTACTTCTCCCGTGCCATAATACTTCGATAACTGGAGTTTAACCAGATTGTCTACTGATGCCCTGCGCTGATCCATAGTTGCCATAGTTGCGTAGAGGAGATTCACTTCTGCCTGTGCTTTGGAAAGTGCGTCTTTTGCATCTTGCACTTCCCGATCATCAGCCACGAGAGATTCCATAACCGCTTCGGTTACTTTAATGTCCGTGGGAGGATTGCGCCGGTAGTACAAAGCTCTCCGTGCTTCCGTAGCGTCAAGATTGTTCTTGGCTACATCCAGTTTGTTCCGTGCCAGAGCGTTAGCCTCGGCGTAGAACGAGTACATTAAAGGCTGTAGCACACATTCCTCATCCAACGCTTTCTTGTTGATTTCAGCGTCTTTCTGAAAATCTCGTCCATACTCTCTCATAATACTATCCCTCCTATTTCTCTGCTGTAATGAATTCTGGAAACGGTAACTGTTCCAGAAGCGTGTCCAATAATGTGTGCCACGATTTAAGGCGGTGGTTCCTGCGGTCAAAGTAAATATGCCTGAGCGTCTGGTAATTGAGATTCACTATACGACGCTGAAGGAATGACTCAGGTAGCATCTGTTTAAGTTCCTCTACAGTCATCCCACCGTCACGTACACAGTAATATAGATTATTCATGGTCTGTTCCGTGACTTCTCTAGTGGCGTCTGTGTACTCGAACCTATCAAGTGTAAGCGTTCCCGAAGCTATCTCCTTGGACAAAGTGTGAACAGTAGACTCCGACATAGCCGTGGTGCCGATTTTGTATGTATCCCACTCGGCCCAAATGTACCTAGGGAGTGTAAGGTCAAGCCACACTTGAATCATCCTTGTGGTCTTACTATGTGAATCACCTTTCTGGATAAGATGCAAGAGCAGGTCGTGGTCATCCTTATTCAAGGAATACCCGAGAGACATGGCTTTGTCTGCACCATTTGACTTAGAACCAAATGACAGGCGCATGGACTCTACGGCATAAATGAAACCTGTTACTTCTCTGACATATGCTTTCATTTTTGTCTCCTTTTTCTAATTCGCACTTTTGCCTCTTCTGGTGTTTTCAAGGAATACGCCCATACATATCCACCATACTTATTGCGATCCCCTCTGCAACACCGAACAACACCGCAGGGACGAAATCCTTCTGATTTTGTGTCTTGAGAAGACCTCCATTTTTTTACAAGTACACCCTCTAACGTGTATTGATACACTGGAATACATACCCACGTTTTCTTTCTACTTTCTACAATTTTAGAAATATGCTCTTTTGTAAGTCTCTTTCCAAGCTTGGAATTCCGCATTATCTCTCTTGATTCTTTAGATACAGTGTGCCCGAGCGAGTATTTATTTCCAGTATGGACACGACTAAGTGTTGCTCTTGCCTCATCACTTATGTGAGTTCTACCTGTAGACCCATCTCCTCCAAGCGTCAAATTATACCCAAACATCTTGTTTTTTGTATCATAGAGAGTGATATAATGCTTTTCATATGCCTTTGCATCCAGAGCTGTTAAATTATCATGTAACACAATATGATCAAAGTTGTCCCAACCATTTTTCAATATTGCGTTATAGAAAAATGGGGATGTATCGTACCGCTCTCCATGCTTACCACATCGTGCAGAAAGCCCTCTGGAAGTAATACCGAAATACCTCTTCCCATTTTTCTTATTGATGTGAACATACACTATCCACTTAATCATCAGTAGAGATTACTCGTATCAACTTATCTAAATAAAACCGTGCTTTTTCAAGGTCTTCCTTTCCATTTTTATACTTCCATCTCCAAGTGTACTTAATAATCTGTCCAGTACAAACCGCTTCAATACCTATAAGACCCGTAGTTGCAGATTCTATTGCATCAAGGCACTCAACCGCCCCCATTGTATAGTGGTCAGGGTGGTTTACTGGATCGGAACTCACGACTGCATGTACATCGGTGGGTGTAAATATGGTGTCTTCAAGCATACTGTCGTCCCACACCCAACCGCTACCGTCTTTGAAGAAGTATCCGGCATAGCCATACAGAGATGTAATCTCCTGCTCGGTTCCACAGAAGTCGCTCATGTCTTCCACGAAGTTTCCTACTTCTCCATACTGGTCTTTGTTCTCTTCATACCATTCCAGACTCTTGACACGAACCACATCACCTACGTTGAATTTCATTGTGCCTCTCCTTTAACTATCCGTTCCAATTGTTCATAGATGCCCTGTTGAGCACGTCCCCAAAACATCTCACATATGTCTCCATTCCTCGGTGAGTGCATGAAGTACGACTGCCATTGCAGGTTGGGATGCGCGGTGAACCGCCGACACCCAAAGCGCATC